ACGCCTTATGGAAGCCCTTTTTAGCGTACTGCTCGAATGAGTACTCCACTGCTGGAGTGATCTCGCCTTCCAATACGCTTCCATCTGTACGAACTATCTTTAGTTTTGCCATGAGTTTGCCCCTTTACAGTTTGTTTAGAATGTGCCAGTTGTGGCTACTGCAACTGTTGAGTTAGCAGTAAATGTGATCGACTGTGTAGACATATCGCCAACAGCACCATTGATGTCTGTTGTGTTGTTCACTAGAAGTGAGACAGTGTATAGAGGGTTAGTCGCTGAAACGGCTGTTCCCTTTTCCTGTAGGAATACACATGTGACTGTTGTACCCCATGCAGCTTGTAGTGTTGCCAATACATTTGCTGATGCTGTGTCATTTAGGAAGTCGATTGTTACAGATGATGCTTCCAAGCCCTTAACGAACTTGTGTGCTGTGTCACCCATTGCAGTAACTTCTAGCTCATCGAATGTGCGGTTAAGAGTAATTGATGTGACATGGTCTGAAAGATCAACGGAGTTAATCTTCACACCGACTTTGTTATTTAGAAATACAGCCATGAGATTATTCCTCGTCTTTCTTGGTAGGTGCTGGCTTTGGTGCTGGTGTGCTTACTTGCCCGATTTTCTTCAGGAAGTCAGCGTTTTCTTGTTCCCACTCGGACATGTTTAGCTCCAACTCGTTAGGATTGATACGGACATCTCGCAGCTGAGAAGGTCTCCCGATGCAGCGTTGAGAATACTTGGTGCGCTTATCGCGCTTACATTATAGGTCAAAGATGATGCAGCGAGCTTTGCGAACACGCCACAGACTGTGTCCTCGATGCCGTTAAGGTTTCCCTCGTTGTCAAAGAGTGGAACAGTCATAACAATCTTGAAGTTAGCCATTGGGCTAATTGAAATGTGTTGATTGTTGCTTGGTGTCAGATATGGATCATCTGGAGAAACAATTACAGAGTTAGCCAGGACTGTGGCAGGTGGAAATGCAAAAGTCTGCCACTTAGCGTTATCGACTAAAGCCGTTGCTAATGTAGTCCTGAGAGTAGTGACGGCAACAGGCATCAGCCCACCATTGAGTTAGGTGATAAGCAGTGCGCGATCAATCCTCGCACCTTAGCGAGAAGCTGTGCGCTCATTCGGTAAGGGCTTGGCTGGAAATCGACAGCGTTACTGCCTGAAAGGGTGGCTGTACGCGCTTGCCAGATCTCAACAGATATCATCAAAGCTGCTTGCTGGACTGCTGTGTCAGTTGCATAGTCAGTGACTGTACCTGCAACAATTCCAAAAGGCTGGATGGCGTGAACGCCTTGATCTGCTCCAGTTGCAGCATATGAAAGTGAGCCTGAACCAATGGCAGTAATTGTCTTAGTGCCGTTATATGGGCTTCCGTTTTTAGTAATGATTACGCTTTGTCCGACATAGAAATCTTGAGAAATGTCCTGACCAAAGTAAAGAGTTGCCACATTGTTGCTAATGCTTTGATGCGTGTTATAGATCTCGTTCTGCCAAAGCATTGGCAAGAGCACGACATCTGTTGCATCGCATACCTCTTGAAGGGTTGCATCTGGATACAAAGTACCGACTCCGAGTGTTGCACGGAGTTCTGCGACTGTTGTAAGTGCCATGATGTCCTTTCTTAAGACTCTGGGGAGTAGAGGGCTACTACTCCCCAGAGCGACTTAGTGAGTTTTTACTGCTTGTTATTCTTGAATGCGCCAGCTGCAACCTTAGTAGCAATTGCACCGAATCCGTAGTAACCAACTGTTACTGATCCGTTAGCTGTTGATTCTGCACGCAAGCGGTATGTTGGTGACTCGTACCATGTGTATGCATCTGGGTTCACGATTAGGATTGTTCCATCGCCATCGCCAGCGTTTGTTGGATCAACATATAGGTTGAGTCCGGCAACATTACCTGTCAATGATGTTGGTGCAACTGCTCCACCTGCGTTCATTGGCTGTGATGCTGTGTAGATTGGGCGACCCGCATCGTTCAATGACATGATGTTAGACCATTGTCCTGTTGATACGACCATGTTGCGAGCGAATGGGTTTGCAAGTCCTGCTGTTGCTCCATAGACAGAAGCTGAACCGCGAGCAACAATTCCAAGCAACTCTGATGCTGTTGGGTATGTTGCTGTTGTTGTTGCATCTGCTGTTGCACCTGCAATAAGAGCAGCGTTTACTGCTGCGTTAGTTGCCTTTGCGTAAGCTGCTGCCATGTTGCGCACTAGCTCATCGAAGAATGCTGGAGATGTACGATCTAGCAATTCAACAGAGAATGTCTGTTGTCCTGCGTACTTCTGCACTGTTACAGATAGGAAGTTAGAGTTTTGATCTGTGTCGCTGAATGCATCGCCTTCTGGCTCGATCGCAACTGTAGGCATCTGTGTGATGCGTGGGATCTCGAAAGTCATACCTGCATCTGGAAGCACTCCACGAGAGATTGCATCGATTGATGGACGGATTGTTGTTCCGAGTGGGTTGATGATTTCTGACAACTGACGAGTTGGAACAAGTCCAGCGTTATCTGTTGTATCTGCTGCTGCGCGTAGGTACTGACGAGCATCCTCATCGCCTAGAGCTGCGCGGATTGAGTTTTCTGCATACTTAGCTGCTGTCAATTCGATGCGTGGCTTTGTGAAGTATGCTGCTGAAACAGTTGGGCGAGCAGCTTCGACCGCTGGTGCTTCAACTGGTGTTGCTTCGACTGCTGAAGTGGTTTCTTCCACGATGGCTGTCTCGCTTTCTGTTGGTTGGGTTGGTTCTTCTACAGCAGATTCTTCTGCTGCAATATCAGTAACTTGAGCAGACTTAAATGCTGGCTCTGTTACTAAACTTACTTCGACCAAGCGAGCAGCGGATACATATGTCACGCCATCCTTGATCTTTGACTTGAGGACTTCTGCTCCGATGCTAAGGCCACTTTGTAGCCCTTCCTCAGCAAGGATTAGAGCTTCTGTACCGCGCTGAGAGCGACTGATAGAAAAGACTGCATCGATTGAGTTCTCTGACTCGCTAAAAGAAACCATGCGACCTAAAGGCTTCTTGTTATCGTGCTGACTTAGCAACTTGATTGCTTTAGGATCTTCGATAGCAATAGATCCAGAAGCAAAAATTACTTTGCCCATGTTGGTAGATCCTGCTTCGACATTGAGTGGCACGATCTTGCCTGAGACTGTGCGATTCGCTGAGTCTGCTGTTAGATCAGCCGAGAAGGTGATTACTTGGTTCATTCTAGACCATTGCTTCCGTTAGGTGTTAGATCTGTCATTTCCATAGCCTGTTCCTGGGTGACCAGATTCAGGGCTAGGAGTTTTTCAATTACTGCAAGCTCTTGCAGTGGATCAGTGCGCAAGAAGTTCTTATCAATATCAAACTTAACTACATTTCCGCGAGCAGTAATGTCATCCATTGATAAGCGATCTTCAATCGCAGTAATGAATGGCTGTAGGGATAGTGTTAAAAATTGCTTGCGTTCATCATTGACATTTTGATATGTATAACTTGAGTTCTGATCTGCTGAAACATAGATTGCTGGCACATTGCATAGGCGCGCAATCTCAGTAGCAAGATTCTGAATAGCCTCGTTGTACATCATATCTTTAGGTGAGAAGCCGACAGTCTTATAATCTAAAGTGCTTGTTAGATAAGCAGTTGAATTACTTTGACGAGCTCTTTTCCATGCCGCTAATAATCCTTGAACTTCTGCCGGTGGAAGGTCAGCCCCTGAGTTCTGGATAAAGCCAGTGCTCATCGGAGTTGCTGCTGCGATCGCTGCTGACTTCTGCACATCAATAGCTGCGCGAATTGTCTGAACACCAGTGTTAAGAATGCCATCACCTAATGATTGGAATGTGACAAGAGATCCAAGTCCGTCCATTGGTAATGTCGTGCCATCAACTGCATAAGATTTAACAAAAGTATTTGTGCTATCTAGTGTTGCAGTTACTCGATGATTAGCGATCCATTCGAACCGAGCGGGCCTGCCATCTTCCTGATAGACCTCTACAACCTTCCAGAAGGCTTGCCCATAAAACAGAAGTGAATCAACAGTCCACGCAATAGTTACAGATCGTGGCTGTGAATATGAAGGCTGCTCTAACCATGCAGGTGAGCCAAGTTCTTCATTAGTAGATTTCTTATAAAGCTCTAAAGGAATCGCTCCGATAGTTCCACACAATAGATTGCGACAGCGCATAAGTGCTGGAACTGAGATCGCTTCGCTTCTGCCGATGAAGGCATACTGAAACGGCATTGCATAAGGCGAATACTCACCAAGCACCTGAGGTGCGGACTGAGCCTGTAATTGTGGCTTAGGTTCAAGCCCGAATGTCTGCAAGATTCTACCCATAGACAGAAACTATAGCATTTGTCAAGCAATTAGACAATGTGATATGGGTGTGTCTAGGTAAAGATTTGTGGCTTAGGTTGAGGGATCATTAACTTGCTCACGACCATAGCCAAGCCAATAGGGGCTGAGATATCTCCAGCACTCTTTCGCTTGATGATTCTCCAAGCCGAATCATTGACCTTAGCTGCGCAGTTATTCATCTGCTGGATCAGTTCCTCTTGTCCATTATGGATAACTCGATGATTAACCAATCCTTCTAATAGATCACCACAGGCTTTATAGAATTGCTGACCTGAAACATCCTCGACCATAACTCCAGCATTGCCTAGCCGATCTGCGATTGTCTGAGTGGCATACTTGTCATAACAGACTAGCCGTGGTTTATAAATGTCGCACCACGCCTTTATACTTGCTGCCATCTTTAACTCATCAATGGCAACCTGAGAACTGTAGGTTTCCAAGATCCCGATGCCAATCCGTCCATCTGGAAGTAGTTGTCCAGCGACTAATGATCCGTTCCTGCGTGACGGACTGACATCGAAACCGAATACAGTATAAGCCCCTGGACTCATTTCCAGCGTGTTATCCGATGTATCTTCCAAGATTCCATGAGGCCACGGACTGCTTAGCGAATCGATCCATTGACAAAGAGTCTCAGTGCGCGTGTTCTCAATCGGTGAAGTAGCAATCGCCTCCTCGATCGCCTCCTCTGTGATGGTGTATCCCAAAGAGGGGTTAGCCAAAGCCCATGCACTGCGGTCGTCTATCTTGCAGTACTGGGGTGCTGAATACTCATAGAATCCAAAAGACTTGGGTGGGTAGTCGATAGCTCTTTCTCGTAGGTCGTTGAGTACAGTGCTGAAAGCGTCTCCTGCATTAGAGGTAAGAAGCGTTTGAGAATTTGGGTGAGCTCTAGTTGTAGGAGTAGCAGCTCTAAATCCATCTTCTGTGATCTCTCGGACTTCATCGATGTAGAGCAGTCCATTGACTGATCGACCGCGAGAGCCGTCTCTAGTTGCTGCGACAACATCAAGCCTTGCTCCAGATAGCATCTCAATGCTTTCAGTTCCGTTGGCGTGTCTGATCTGTTTAACGAATCCTTTAAGGTGGTCATTGGTCTCCAGTAGGTGAGTGACTTGTCGGAAGGTGTCTAGTGCCATGCTTCGATTAGAGCTCATGATGAGGACATTGGTGTTCCACTTAATTAAGTGAGCAAGGATTAACATTCGCGCCAGATGTGTCTTTCCGTTCTGTCTGGCTACTAGAATGAGGTTTGTCTTACGAACCCACATGCCTTTCTTGTCCACTGTAAGCATGTCCTTAAGTACAAACTCCTGCCACGGCATGAGATCCATCTTGACGATTGCGCATAGATCTTTAACATCTTGCAGCTTGTTTTCGCCCTTGAGAAGTGGACTGTGAAGCCGTGGCTTAGTTGCCCCTCGCAGCTTCTGTTTTCTTTTTGTTTGAGTTGTCATTGACTCGGATTGGGTCGGGTCTTAAACGGACTGTCCAGCATCGGTTCGGACTGCATCGGGGAGATATAGTCGAG